TCAAATACAACCTCCCGCTAAAAAATCTGAAATAGAACGAAAAGCAGAATTTTTGATAATTCTTGAATGGGATGAAAGGTCTGTTGCTGATCTTGATTTATGGGTTATGGACTCACAAAACAATATTGTATGGTTTAGACAAAAGACGGGGGGTTTTCTCCATCTTGATAAAGATGATCTTGGTCAACGTAATGACAAAATAATGATTGATGGAGAAGTAAAAATTATCTATTTAAATCGAGAAGTTGTTACGGTTAGGGGCATTGTGCCTGGTGAATATATTGTCAATGTTCATGCATATAGAAAATTGAAAGGAACTACAGTGAATGGGTATGTTAAACTTTTGAAAATTAATCCATATATAGAATATGCTACCGAACATTTTACTCTTGAAAATAAGGGAGATGAAATTACTGTCTTTCGATTTAACGTAAATAAAGATGGATATATATCAGACATAAATCAAGATCAGCATAGGTTTATTAAAAATCATTACGGCGCGCCCAATAGGGGCGCACCATCAGGTGCTCGCCCAGGGCCATCCGCCGCCCCCTATGGGTTCGTGCCATGATATACGGATTAATAATTACAATCATTTTAATATTGACATTTTGTTTTTGGTTTCTGATATCGTTCAGAAAGAATACCTTAACTCTCTTTTTTATGATTCCTATTATTCTTGGAAGTGTTGCACTTGGCCATTTAACATATCAACATATATTAGGTTATCCCACTGAATTAACCCCTGTTGGAGAATATAGATTAGTTTATTTTCATGTTGTACCTAAAACCGATATATATCTATGGATTCTAGAAGAAAAGGAGACAATCCCCAGAGCTTACAGAATTGATTACAGCGTAGACGCTCGTAAAAAGTTATTTGGTTTCCGTAAATTAATAAATGATGGTGATATTATAATTATTAACTTCCTAAAAGGTGAAAAAGATCAAAGTGTGTTTGAGCTATATAAACTTCCTATGCCAGAATGGTTGAAAAAAGATGAGAAAGATTAGAAAATATTTTTATTACTTATGCGAACACTATGGCAGTAAATTATCTGCCTGGGCCTGGCACAAACGATGGAACAAGAAGAATAGATGATGAGAAAATTTTCACCATACAATAACTCTTTAGAGAATTTTGTTAATTTTCTTCGAAAAGGTATTGACAAATCCACTTAAATATGGTATTATAAATATAATACAATTTGATGATACGAATTGAAAACAGAACTGGACCGGGGGGCAGTACCCCGCGCCTCCACCAAAAGGAGATTGATTAAAGATTTAGTAACTGGTTCGCTAGAGTTAGTGCGATTAAAGTGACGGAATGGCAAGGTTGAGAGCTCATACTTGGAACCATCTCCGCCAGTTACAATCTCTTTTTGATGGGGGCGAAATTTTAGGATCGACAGGCTGGGATAGATGAGTGGAGAATTGTCGGATGACTCCGTTATTGGTCAAATTAGTAAACGCAAATGATAATTTTGCAATTGAGGATTATGCACTAGCTGCATAATTACTCGGGGTTCGGTGGGTTCCTAGCAACAGAATACCCACCACTTTATTCAAAAAAAGACTTGACAAATAAATATTACTGTGTTATACTCTATAAACAATGTCACTGATGAGTCTGTGAAATCCAGACGAAACACTTTGTGTCTGACAATATTGTCAAACTTATCATCTTTGAAAGGATGAATTACTATATGACTATTACTACTACTACCCAGACCGCTAAGGTCGCCAATGCACTGGTTAATGGTGCAGAACTTACTGCAAAGCAGATTAGCGCCCGTTATGGTGTTAAGAATGTTCGCGCAGTAATTAGCCAACTTCGTTCAGAGGGTTTTTCGATCTATTTGAATAGGCGTGTATCGTCTTACGATGGCGAAACATACATGAAGTATCGTATGGGTACTGCGTCACGAGCTGTGGTTGCCGCTGGCATTCAGGCTCTACGAGCTGCGTAACCTATAATGGTTAACGGGTGATGCCGTAATACATCCGCTAGGGGCCTACGGTTAGCCCCTAATTTATAAAAAGGATAATATATGATTTTAAGCACATCAAAAACTTTTACTACAGTTATAGAAAATATCGTTAAGGAAAAAAACCTTACACATATGGATGCTGTTCTGTGGTATTGCGAAGAAGAAGGTTTAGAGCCTGATAGTCTTGGTACTCTTATTTCAAAGGGTTTAAAAGAAAAAATTGAAGCAAATGCTAGAGAACTAAATTTCCTTCCAAGACAAGCACAATTACCTATTTAATAAATGGAAAATATTAATAATGGAAATAGATAAAGATCATATAATAGCTAATCTAAAAGAAGTATATGATCCTGAGATAAGTATTAATATATATGATCTGGGTCTTATCTATGATATAGATATAGATCAGAAAAATAAATGGGTTAAAATAACGCATACTTTAACAAGCGCATGGTGTGGCTTTGCAGACATTATCGTAGAAGATATAAGATCAGCTGGTCATAAGGATCAAGAAGTTGATCATGTGGAAGTAATCACCACATTTGATCCCCCGTTTACAATGGACAGCGTACCAGAAGAAACAAAATTTATTTTAGGATGGTAATAATAGATTAACAAATCCTGATTTATATGTTATTATATAATTAATGAAAGATAAATTTTTCACTGCTGCAAAGGCGGTGGCTATGAATTCTCCTGGTGTTGGTCAAAGAAATTCATTCAGGCTTGGCGCTGTAATTGTTGAAAAGAACTCAATATTGAGTGTCGGCAACAATTCCTATAAGACTCATCCCCTAATGGCATACAGAACTGAATGGCCATTTCTTCACGCAGAACAACTCGCTATTATCCGCCGTGGCCTTGATAATTGTGAAGGACATGATTTGTATGTGGTCAGAATTCTTAAAAATCTTGATTATGCTATTTCGTATCCATGTAAAGTATGTCGTAAATTGATTTCTGATGTGGGTATTCGGAATATATTTTATATAAATGAGGCCGGCAAGTATTCTAAATGGAACCGATAGACGTATATTTAATGTATTGCGCCATGAAGGCTCATTTTGGGAAAGGAAATTATGACTATATCAAGTATAGTGGTAGGACAAAAATTTCCAGAAAATCTTTTTGGAAACGTAAAGATCGTTATTTCTTTGTTAAGTTATCCAAAAAATATAGCAATCCCAAAGTTATTCAAAACTGGTTTCTTGCAAATTTCATAGAAGACAAAAGAGGATATATTGCAAACTTTAACGATGAAAACTATGAATCGTGGAAATCTCGGAATAAGAATTTCCTTGATGAATTTTCTATAGAAATGACTCCATTAGTTCATAATTTTGAGCCACTATTTGAGCAAAAAGATTATGAACATCCCAAGCTTCTAAAAGAATATCTTGGGAAAAGAATATCAATTGAAACTATGATTACTTTGGATAAACTATTAGGATATGGAAAGAAATGGGATAGAAATTTGAATAAAGATATTGTCTGGCCTGACATAAAAAAATTAATGAAAAACTATGAAAGGTTCTTGACAATTGATGAAAAATGTTGTAGAATAAGATTATTGAAACTCATAGAGGAGTCCAGTTAAATGGAAGCAAGAGTAGAAGGGTTCTTTGAGGCACGGTGCCGGGAACTAGAAAATCAACAAGGAGATGAAATGCCCAACCGGCTAAAATCTCTTGAATACGATCTCGCAGAAATGACTGTTGAGAATAATCAACTAAAGGAACGAGTCAAGACTTTAGCGAATCGGACCCCGGCATGGCCAAAGGGATATCGCCCGTCTCGTACAAATAAACATAACCACAAATAATGTATGTAACAATAACAAATCATATGGGTGATGATCTTACTGTAGTTAATGCAGCTAGAGTGTCGTTTGCTAAAGAAAGTGCTGCCCAAGACGACGAATATACCGATGTTGAATATAATTCTTGGTACGGTTCAATTCCGGTTCTTTCAGAAGCAGATAAGAAACTCATTAATTATTTGGGCAAGCATAATCATTGGAGTCCCTTTGGCCACTGCCAATTACAATTTCGTATAAAGGCTCCAGTGTTTGTTGCTCGGCAACTGGTAAAACATCAGGTGGGGTTAACATGGAATGAGGTGTCTCGCAGATATGTAGATAATAAACCGGAGTTTTACACCCCCCCAGATTCTATGTGGAGAATGAGGGCTGATAACAAAAAGCAAGGTTCGCGCGAGGAAACAGTACATTATGATATTCAAGCTGCTTATAAGTTTGCTGAACAATGTTATGATAATATGTTGGACTCGGGTATTGCTCCAGAAGTGGCCCGTATAGTTTTACCACAGAGTATGATGACAGAATGGTATTGGAGTGGTACATTATATGCGTTTGCTCGTGTGTGTAATTTACGATGTAAACCTGATGCACAGTTTGAAACCAGAATAATTACAGATCAAATTGATGAACAAGCAAAGAAACTGTTTCCTGTAAGTTGGGAAGCGTTGCGGTGCTAATGGAATTGTTAACGGAAAGTGCCAATACTCTTATGGAACAAGGCCCGATACCTGATTTTTTATCACCACCTAAAGCATTAATAATCGGTAATGGCGAATCAAGATCATGGTTCAAGCCATGTCACCAGACAATACTGAATAACAATGTTATTACATATGGATGTAATGCAATCTATCGTGATGGTGCCCATTGCGTTCATAATCTTGTGGCGGTAGATTACGCTATGCAACAGGAAATATATGATTCTGGATGGGTTCAAAAAAATCCAGAATATGGTAATATGCATAATGTATATTTTGCAAATTGGAGCATTGTGCCTGCTGGTGTTGTTGATATGATGTTCATGGGGTTTAATATTCCAGACGAATTCATTCATAGAAGTAAAAATAAAACCAATTCATGTGTTATTCAAGGCAAAGACCCAAACACACTACAAGAGAAAATTGATATTGCAATCAAGATAAATCCTAACCTATCAGTTCCAGATTTAATAGAAAAAATGGAAAAGGATGTGGGTGTTTGGATTACCTATGTCAAGCCGAATGATGTAGTAGTGCCGATTAATTTTCCTGTTGATTGGTCTGCTGGTAATACAGCTATACACCTTGCTTGTCAGCATGGTGCAAAAGAAGTTTATATATTGGGGTTTGACTTATCATCATATGATGAACCGTTAAACAACCTATATAAAGGGACAGATAATTATCTGTCAATCGATGCAAAAGGTTTCAACTCAAATAATTGGAGAAACCAAATGCAAACTGTTTTTAGAAAGTTCCCGAATACACAATTCTATTGGGTGGATGCTACAGAACATTCACATTTACCCGAAGAAAATAATCTAAGGTACTTGACAAAAACAGAACTTTGTGATATAGTAATCATACTATAACATACGAAATATACGATAATATAAGGAGATACACATGTCGTTAGCACAATTAAAGAAATCTAATTCATTAAACAAATTGCTCGGTGCAGCAGAAGAAGAAAACAAATCCCAAGATAAGAAGTCTTATGTGGATGAGCGCTTATGGAAGCCAGAGCTTGATAAGACAGGTAATGGTTATGCCGTTATT